TACCCTCAGCTTGCCCGCAGGCGTGTCCCTAGCCGGCGACCTGGAGCGGCGCTACCCACAGCAGCAGCAGCTGGAGTTGCCGAGCGATGGCGGTCGGATCGTGGCTGACGCCGATCGCAAGATGGTCGCTTCGCGCTGCCACGTAGAGCATTGGTGGGTGGATGTAGGGCGCTGGGTCAAACAGGTGGAGCTGGGTCATGAGTACTGAACTACACCACGACTTCGCGAGACCCCTCCGCCGTGCGTGATGACTGTTGCGCCGGTTCCGTCATGGTCGGTCACCGGCGCTCACGGTCACTCTCCAGCAGATGCGTTACACACCATCGAAAGACTTGACAAGATCCTCGGTCACGCCAGCTTCCTTCGGCTCGCTGCCCGCTCAGCCCGTTCGCGACCGTGGATCGAAACGAGCGACTCGGGCAGCAGTGCATCCAGCTCGTCACGCACGATCTGACGAAGGTTGGTGGCACCGAGCGCCTCGGTCTCGGCCACCATCCTTGTCGGCCCGTTGGTCTCACGCCCATCGGTGCGAGGCACTCGGACGATGCTGTAGTCACGCACCTGAGCGTCAGTGAGGGCGATCACTCGCCAGTCGAGCGAGTGCCCGCTGAACTCCTCCAGGCGCTTCTTCGCTGAGTCGGAGATGTCACCACCGACCTTGTCGAGGTCGACGACGACGAGCACGATCTGGCGGTCGTAGAGCTTCGGTGCGATGACGTTGGCGAGGTACGAGCGGCTGCTCTGCCCACGCAGTGGAGCGAGCATCACTCGGTACTGGCGAGCGATGGTCTCCAGCGCTGCCGCTGACGACTCCGACTCGATCACCAACAACGGCCACTGACCTTTCCAGGGGTCGATGGTGATGCCGTCGATGAGCACCTTGATGCCCTCGTCGACCGTCTTGTAGCCGGTGTAGTCGTAGAGCTGGCGAGTGCGATCTTCGATCCACCCGTCAGGGACGAGGCCCATCTCTCGCACCCACGCCAGCGCCCGCTGCCACATCACGTCGCCAGCGGTCACGGCGGTGTCGCCCTCGACGTTCACCACGGCCTGCGCTGCGTGCTTGTCGATGACGCCCGCCATGATCGCCTCGTAGTAGCGGAAGCGACCTGGAAGGGCCTCGGGATCGGCCTGCCAGCGCTGGTGAATCCAGCGCCGCAGCCCGATTGCATCCGTGCTCGCTAACCGGCCAACGGCGGTCTCGTAGAGCGGATCTCGCTCACGCTTGCGCTTGGTCACAGCGCCCACCCCCACACGATGAGGGCGAGCACTGCGATCACGACCAGCGACATGCCGACCTGCCGCCAGGCCGTCAGTCGATCCGACCCGTTGCGATGTCCGTATGTGTTCACGGCGTCAACGCCTTGATGCGAGCGGTCAACACCTTCACCAGTCCGGTCGCAGTGTTGATGTACGCAGTCGCCTTGTCGAAGTCACCTTCGGAGCATGCGAAGTAGCCCTGACGGTACTCATCGATGATCGTGCCGACTTCTGAGGGCGTGTTGTCAGCGATCGCAAACGGCAGGGCTTTGGCTTCATCGAGCATGTTGAAGGCCGTCTGACACGAAGCCATCGCGGTCGTGAGATCATCAGCGTGTGAGGCGACGTCGATGGACGTGGTCAGCACATCGCTGTACGCCGAGCCGTACTCAGCAACCCACGCACTGAAGGTGTCTGCGGCTGTCGCCTGCGGGGTCTCTGCCTGAGCGCTGCCGCAAGCAGCCAGTCCCAAGCTGATGAGGATGATGGATGTGATTCGCTTCATTACTGTCTCCACTGGTTCGGGGTCACCCGTCGTGACCCGTTAGCAAGGTAACGGGTTTTGGAGACTATGCAAGGGGAGACTTTCTCTCCATATACGGTCAAAGCAACTGCCGATACCGTCCCAAATACCGAGCGCAGCGATGACATATCTACCCATATAGAGGTGTGTTCTTTGTCACATGGCACTCGATCGATAGCGGTGCGGAGCTGGTTCTATGCCCCGAGTGCCCCTCGTCCAGGCCACGTAGTGCTTGTTGCACAGCCCTCGACGAGTGGGGATGTTGTCACAGTCCTCGACTCGACAGCTCTGGCCGGCGTTGTGGAGAGCGATGTAGTGCTTCTGGCACCAGCCCTTGGCGACCACCGTCTTGTCACAGCCGTCGACCTTGCAGCTGCCGCGAGGCGTCGGCACGGTGTGCTTGGGGCAGTAGCTGCCCTGCTCGATGTAGTTGTCGCAGCCCAAGACTGTGCAGTACCTGAGGATCTTCACGCATGTGACTATGAGGAGCTGTGACAATGGGGTCAAGCGGTCTACTTATATAGATCGCAAACCTCGATAGATAGGCCGTTTGATACCCCTCGATAGCAATAACTACAGTGCCAATTCGCCCGAGTTCTATCGAGATCGCTGATAGTCATGTGAACTCGCGCACGGAGGTTGGTCGCTCACCAGGGCATTCTTATCCTGCCCAGCGCTAGCTGGGAAGGAGCGGGGCAGGTTGAAACCTCCGCCCCCTGCATCCCTTCGAGATGGCACAGCCCACACGAGCGCTAGCGGCGCCCGAAGGGCGCCCGCTAATACCAGACGAAGATGACCTACCGAGTAGAGCTAACACTTGTGCTGACTCCTCGTGCTTGCCTCTAGCGAAGTGGGCCAGGTTGGGACGCCTTATGTAGAGTTGTGGGCCTTCTGATATCGCCTCAATAGCCCTGTTACTCTTCCGACCTGGTGACAGTGATCGATATCCACAAGCGTGGCCAGGAGATGGAGGGCAACTCCAATGCTGGCTTCACTGTCAATTCATCCACCAAACCAGCCTGGTTGAGCTGGAAAGGCACCAATGCAGGTCGCCGTATCCGTTGGATAGAGGCCAATTGCATCGTCCCGAGAGGTGCTGGCGCTGGCCAGCTGGTCACCCTGCTGCCGTTCCAGAAGAGCTTCATCGAGTCGGTCTACGCCGATGGCATTCTCAGCGCCGGACTCAGCGTGCCGAGGGGCAACGGCAAGAGCGCCCTGCTGGCGATGCTGTGCTTGGCCGAGCTGTACCTCAACGAGTGGAGTCCCGACATCGTCATCGGTGGGACGACCCTGCAGCAGTCGATGCGACCGTCTGGTGTCTACGGCCTTGCCGGTCGGATGATCCGACTCAACCCCGAGCTGTCAGAGCGCACCCTGATCTACCGCTCGACCGGCGACCCTCGCTTCGTCACTCCGTACAACGATGGCATCCTCGCCCCGATCTCGACCAGAGATCCCGACTCACTGCTCGGTCTCTCGTCCAGCCTGTTGGTGGCTGACGAGTTCGGCTCGATCCACTGGGATCAAGAGCGGTGGAGCAACCTCGTGCAGTCCGGTGGCAAGCGCGGCGGCGACTCCAGAGCCATCGGCCTGTCGACGCCCAACGACAAGGACTCAGCGATGTATGCGATGCGTCAGCGAGTGATGGCAGGCACTGCCTCGCCATCGGTGGCGTGGATCGAGCACGCTGCCGAGGCCGATGCCGACATCGACGATCGTGGCCAGTGGCATCGAGCCAACCCCGCCCTCGGTCACTTCTTGCACATCAGTGCGCTGGAGGCCGACCTCGTCGACCGACCGGCGTGGATGTTCTCGATGATGCGCTTGGGTCTCTGGCAAGACGTGGCCGACGATGGCTGGCTCGGTCCCAATGGGCCAGAGGCGTGGGACTCCACCGCCACTGCAGTGACACTCGATGCTGTCGAGCCAGTGCACGTCGGCGTGGACAAGAGCATGAGAGATGACGCTTCAGCCGTCGCTTGCATGCAGCGCATCGGTGACCGCTGGCAGACGAGCGTCAAGATCTGGATGCCGGTCGATGGAGTGATCGATCACGCTGCGATCAGAGATCACATCCGAGAGCTGTGCCGCACGCTCAACGTCGTGACGATCGCATACGACCCTCGCTTCATGGTCGAGTCGGCGCAAGACCTCGCTCGTGACGGCCTGCCGATGATCGAGGTGCCGCAGACCCATCAGCGGATGATGCCTGCCTTCTCGACGCTGCATCACCTGATCGTCGCCAGACAGCTCGACCACGACGACGACCCGGTGCTGCGCAACCACGTCTTGCGAGCAGTGCCGCAGATGGCTCCATCAGGTGGCTTCACGCTGAGCAAGAACAAGAGCCGAGTGAAGATCGACGGTGTGGTGGCGATGGCCATCGCACTCGCCGGCTCGGGCGACGTCGAACAGGAGACCGAGATGACTGACGAGATGATGGTCGTGCTGTGAGCACCAAGACGCTCGTGCGAGCACGGCCACGACTACCACGCCCGGTGCCTCTGCAGAGCGACACGACCGACCTCGCTTGGCTGTACTCGATCCTCGGTGTGAACGCACCAACGGCATCGCTGCCGGTCACCGAGCAGACAGTGCGAGGCATCCCTGCGGCATGGGCTGCGCTCAACAAGATCGCCAACGCAGTCGGCCAGATGATGACGGGAGCCGAGTGCTATGCGAGCGACGGCATCACCGAGATCACCTGCCCGCCAGTGGTCGACCAGCCCGACACATCGCTCGACTCGTTCACCTACTGGAAGATGGCAGCGAGCACAGCGATCACCCAAGGGAACTTCATCGGCATCAAGGCCGACTTCGATCCGTTCGGCTTCCCTCGACAAGTCATCGCCGTGCCCTCTGGCTCGATCGCCGCTCACTACGACGAGGACGGCTACGTCGTCTATGAGATCGGTGGCGAGGACTTCGCTCCCGACGAGATCGTGCACGTTCGCGTCGGCGTGACCGTGCCCGGTCAGGTGATGACGGTCGGCGTGATCGAGGCCCACCGACGTGGCCTCGCTGGCTTCCTCGATCAGCAAGGCATGGCCAACTCGGTGTGGAAGACCGGCGCCGTTCCGTCAGGCGTAGTTCGCCTCGCCGTCGACCTGCCGACGCAGTCGCAAGCGACCGATGTCAAGGCCAACTGGATCAGCGCAGTTGGTGGCCATCGCTACGTCGCGGTGATCGGTCAGAAGATGGAGTACACGCCGATCACTTGGAATGCCGACGATGCGCAATTCATCGAGAGCCAGCAGCTGACGGTCGCACAGATCGCTCTGATGTTCGGCCTGCATCCATC